GCGTGGAACTATGCCAATACCCTTACGTTACTACGCGGCTCACACTGGTCGATGGGGTGGAGACGATAAAGTAAACATGCAAAATTTACCACGTAAGTCACCACTAAAAGATGCGATCTGTGCGCCTACTGGCTACACAATGATTGACTGTGACTTATCACAAATTGAAGCGCGGACTCTTGCTTGGCTAGCTGAAGAGCATGACTTGGTTGAAGCGTTCGATAGAGGTGATGATGTGTACAAGATTATGGCTAGTAGCATATATGGTAAGCCAGTAGATAAGATAAACGACAGTGAAAGATTTGTCGGTAAGACTACAATTCTTGGCGCGGGTTATGGCATGGGTGCGATGAAGTTTCAAGCACAACTAAAGAACTTTGGTGTTGAGTTAGATGAGGACGAGTGCAAACGCATCATTCATGTTTATCGGGAGACTTATCAATGGATACCTATGCTCTGGAGGAATGCCAATGATGCCCTAGAAGCATTAATGGAAGGTGGGGGTGCGCTGTTAGGTAAGTGGGGTGTACTAGATATAGACGAGATAGGTATACGACTACCCAATAACTTACATATTAAATACCCAAACTTACGTAGACAAGAGATTGAAGGTGGAAAGACCGAGATTGTATACGACACGAGACGCGGACGATCAGTCATTGCGAACCGTATCTATGGTGGCAAAGTTATAGAGAATGTGTGTCAAGCATTGGCTCGAATAGTTATTGGTGAGCAGTTGCTTGGTATCGCTAAGAAGTACAAGGTAGTGATGACGGTGCATGATGCGATTGCATGTATTGTGCCTAACGAAGAAGTAGAAGAAGCAAAGAAGTTTGTAGAGAAAGTAATGAAGACACGCCCTACTTGGGCGCAAGAATTACCCCTCGATTGTGAGGCTTTTGATGGAAAAACCTATGGGAGTTGTAAATGAGTGAATATATAGATTGGAGTGAGCATTGGTTAAACGTTAAGAAACATTTAAGAGAAGTACAAGACTTGATGAATACTAAAAAGTACTCAGAAGCTAAAAAGAAAGCGATGGACTTATCAGTCGATGGACACTTGATGCGGCAAGCTATTACTCTTGAAGAAGAGAAATGGAATAAATAGGAGGAGTTATGTTTTTCTTTAGGAAGAAAACACTTTTGATTGATTGTTTTACACCAGTTGAGGGGGCATTTAAGTATGCGAAACCAAAACTTGCGGCTGAGTTTGTTCCTGATTGGTGGAAAGAGTTACCTAAAACTTACGTGCCTAGGAATGGTTTTTTCCCAGTACCCACTATGCGTAAGTGTGCTGGGATTGTGGACTTGTACCAAAGAGGAGTTATGTTATCTGCTTGGTGCGATGCGGCGGTTGAGATAGGCAAGACGGGTACAGAAAATTATCGATGGCAGTTTTCAGACCCTAAACACAACGCGTCTATCCATGAGAAAGAACAAATAGGCACACACTTTAACTCAAAAGAATACGCACATTTAAAGCTGTCTTCGCCTTGGGCGTTTCGAGCAACTGATGCGACCCCTTTTGTATGGCAAGACCCAACTTGGAATACGCTATATAACTTTGACTATAAAGTGTTATCGGGGGTAACAGAGTTTAAGTACCAACATGTCACTAATGTGAACCTTATATTTAAACGCCGAGAAGAGACCTACACCAACTACATTAGATATAAGACTCCATTAGCGCATTTGATACCGTTAGCAGACGATAAAAAAATAAAACTTAAATACCATCAAGTATCCGAAAAAGAATTCGGTTCATTTTTTAACACAAGAATGACATTTGATGGGCATTACAACGAGCTAAAAAAGAGAGGCTGTCCAGTATGATTGATAGACCGAAGATAATGATTGCGACCCCGATGTATGGGGGCATGTGTACAGGAGGTTACTCACTTAGTTTGCTGGGTGCATGGAAAACGCTAACCCAACTGCAATGTGAAACCTACATAGCTACCCTTACTAACGAGAGCCTAATAACTCGTGGACGTAATGACTTGGCTAGGATGTTCCTCGAACGTGACGCGGACTACTTGATGTTCATCGATGCAGACATAACGTTTCCAGCTGGGGCTATACCTGCGCTACTACTAGCAGAGAAAGATGTAGTGTGTGGCGTGTACTCAAAGAAAGAGATTGCATGGGACTCAGTAGCTAGAGCCGCGAGAGAAGGTAAAGATAACTTGGCTGACTACAGTGGTTCGTTTGTATTTAACATGATGGGCGCACAAGGGGATCATGCAGAAGTAGATGAGTCAGGTGTTATCGAGGTGCGACATGGTGGTACAGGCTTCATGCTAATCAAACGCAGTGTACTTGAGAAGTTAAAAGATCATGTGCCTACGTACAGACGGACATCGTTTAGAGACTCAGATGGTGAGTACATACACCCAATTACCTATCAGTTCTTTGATACAAGCATTGATGGTACAGGTGCTTTGCTATCTGAAGACTACCACTTCTGTGAGTTGTGGCGAAAACATGGCGGGAAAATATACGCACATCCAAGCATTAAGTTAGACCATACAGGTACACACGTATTTGGTGGAGACTTACTTAAATCAGGGGGGCAGTTATTATGACCGAGGAGGAACGCAAAGAGCGTAAGAAAAAGTACTACGAGGCAAACAAAGAGGAAATAAAAGCTAAGGAAAGAAAATACCGAGAGGAAAACAAAGAGAAAATAAAAGCGAGGCTAAGAAAATACTACGAGGCAAACAAAGAGGAAATAAAAGCTAAGGGTAGAAAATACCGAGAGGAAAACAAAGAACTACGAAAAGAGTGGAACAAAAAGTACTACGAGGAAAACAAAGAGGAACGAAGAGAATATAGTAGAAAATACCGAGAGGAAAACAAAGAGAAAATAAAAGTGAGGGTAAGAAAATACCGAAAGGCAAAGGAAGAGGAAATAAAAGCTAAGGGTAGAAAATACTACGAGGAAACCAAAGAACTACAAAGAGAGCGTAAGAAAAAGTACTACGAGGAAAACAAAGAGAAAATAAAAGCGAGGCATAGAAAATATCGAGAGGAAAACCCAACTAAGGATAAAGAATACCGAGAGGAAAACAAAAAGAAAATAAAAGCGAGGGAAAAAAAATACTACGAGGAAAACAAAAAGTACGTGCTAACTAGGGCTAAAAAATACTATGAGGAGCACAAAAAGGCATATTACGCCAATAACGCCAAAAGAAAAGCGCAAAAAATAAAAGCTACTCCTACGTGGTTTGAACAAGAACGAGATAAGGTGGATTTGATATACGTAAAAGCGCAAGAGTTTGGGTTTCATGTAGACCATATCGTACCGCTTAGGTCTAAGAAAGTATGTGGTTTACATACATGGGCTAACTTACAGCTACTTGCGCCAGAGGTAAATCTGTCTAAAGGTAATCATGATTGGCCCGATATGCCATAAACAAAAGGAAAACAAACAATGACTGAAGAAGAAATGAACGGCAAAACAATTTACGATTCTTTAGAGAGTTCGGTAGGTTCGCCAAGCCACAAAAGACAAGTGGGCGGGGATCACTACATGAATATGGGGCTACAGCCTTGGAAGGCTATGAAGTCTTGGATGTCCGAAGAAGAGTTTAAAGGCTTTCTTCGTGGCAATATCATTAAGTATGTTGCTCGATGCTGGGATAAGAACGGTGTTGAGGACTTAAACAAAGCTATGCATTACTTGGAAAAGTTGATTGAGGAATCGGAAAAATAAGGTACGTCTTGCGACCACACAACGACATAAATATATGATATAACTAAATATGGTTAATAATCACAAGGTTAAGTATGTCAATTGCATGGTCGTATTCCTCTATCAAAACGTTTGAACAATGCCCAAAGAAGTATTACCACTTAAAAGTATTAAAAGATGTAAAAGATTCTGGTAACGAAGCAACAATATACGGGCAAGAAGTACATAAAGCCTGTGAAGATTATGTAAAAGATGGTGTTGAGATACCTGAGAAGTTTGCTTATGTGCGTAAAGTAGTAGAGCGCATAGCCCAACAAGAGGGTGAGAAGCATACAGAAATGAAAATGGGGCTTAAACGGGTTGGTGATGGGTATGAACCCTGTAAGTTCTTAGGTAAAGACGTTTGGTGGCGTGGTATTGCTGACGTAGTGATAATAAATGGTAGTACAGCTTACTCGATTGATTACAAAACGAGCAAGAATGCAAGGTATGCGGATACTAAACAGTTAGACTTGGTTGCAGGTGGGTTGTTTGTACACTTCCCTCAATTAGATACAATTAAGTCTGCTCTTATATTTTTAGTAAGCGGGGATGTAATTAAGAAAAATCATTATAGAGAACATATGGATAAGTACTTAAATACATTTGAAGATAGCTTAGATAGGCTAGATAACGCTGAGCAAAATGTCGTATGGAATGCAGTTACTGGCCCTCTATGTAGGTTCTGTCCCGTGGTATCATGTGAGCATAATACTAGATAAGGACACCGCCATGAGAAAAAAACGTGACTACAAAAAGGAATACAAGGACTATCAAGGCACTGAAGAGCAAAAGAAGAACCGAGCAATGCGTAACAAAGCAAGACGTAAAGCCCTGAAGAACGGGTCAGTAAAGAAAGGCGACAACAAAGATGTAGCACATAACAAGGCTATATCTAAAGGTGGTACAAACAAAGACGGTACTAGGGTTACTAGCTCCAGTGCTAATCGTAGCTTTGATCGAAACTCTAAAAAGGGTTTAATATCAGAGACTAGTCCAAGGGAGCGAAAACGGCGTGGAAATAATCAATGATAAGGCTTTATTAATACGCACAAGGCGTCCAGAGTTAGTAACAGAGCGAATTAAAAACAGCAAGGTAATAAGTCAGG